AAAGAAGGACGCAAGCAGAACTAGATGGTTTATTAAAGTTTGTTTTAGGTCTTACTTTAGGAGCAATTTTATTCTTTACAACAATGGGTATTTTATATGCCCTCGTTTTTGTTGAGCAACCATTAAACGGTCAATCCGAAAACGACAAAATGTTTTTTAATGTTCTTGGTAGCGTAGCAACATTTATTACTGGAACACTTGCAGGTATTTTAATTGGTCAATCTGGTGCAAAAGATATTATGGATGCACAGTTGTCTAACAAGGAAATAGATTCTAAAAATACGTTAGCAGATAAAAAACTTGAATCAGAAATTGATGAAGCAAAAGCACGGAGACTAAACAAGCCTGATGGCGCAATGCCAGAGGAACAACCTGTTGATGCAAACTGGGATAAATAATGGCGGAGCAAGGTACAGCAGCACGTCTTATTGAAGTTGCTACTGCAGAAATAGGAACTGTTGAAGGTCCTAAAGATAACGAAACCAAATATGGTAAGTTTACTAAAGCAGATTTTCAACCATGGTGTGGATCATTTGTTAATTGGTGTGGCAATGAGGCTGGAGTAAAGATTCCAAATACCGTTTACACTCCTGGTGGTGCACAAGCATTTAAAAAAGCAAACGCATGGATTGATGGTGATTTAGCAGATCCAGAACCAGGCGACATTGCATACTTTGATTTCCCATCTGACGGGGTAGACAGAATTAGCCACGTAGCAATAGTGGTAGCAGACAACGGAGATGGAACAGTCTGGTGTGTTGAAGGAAATACTTCAGGAGATCCTAAAGGTAGTCAACGTAATGGTGGAGAGGTTTGTAAAAAACTTCGTGCCTTTAAGAAAAATAAAAAAGGTATTATGGTTTCAATTGTAGGGTTTGGTAGACCCAAGTTTGGTGCTGCCCCTGCAGTAAAAAAATCACAAAATAAAGTAAAAACATGCTCAGAATGTGGTCAAAATATTAAATAAGGGTGTTTGACTAAGCAATAATGCTTTGATATAATTAAAGTTATACTCTGAGGGGACTGTCATGACCGTACTTGCTGTTGTGCGTGATCAATTAACTAATAAAATATATATGGCTGGTGATCGTGGTGCCTCAGATGATAATACAATTCTTCCATTAACATCTCCGAAGGTTTGGAAACTTGGTCCATATTTGCTTGGATATGCAGGAGCATTAGATGGAGAACGTATTAGATATAATTTTAATCCATATGTTCCAGATATAAAAGATTTAGATAAATTTATGCAAACTAAGTTTATCAAACAACTTAGAAATTTTTATGAAGACTGGTGGGTAGATACGACTAAAGAAGGCGATTTAGGTCTTATTATTTGTATTAAAGGTCAAATATATGAACACAATGCTATTGACATGTCTCTGTCAAAATATAATTTAGATTATTTAGCAATGGGTTCAGGAGCAGAATACGCTTACGGTTATTTATCGGCTACAGAAAAATCTAAAAACCCTCGTAATCGTGTTGTGGGGGCGATAAATTCAGCAATAAAATTTAGCCCTACTTGCATGGGTCCAGTTGATGTTGTAAGTATATGATAATTAATCAAAACAATAACCTTGTAGTACCAGAAAAAACTATTGCATTTTTCCCAATTATTGCAGAAAATGAAGAAAATCAATTTGATTTAAACAATATTGAATTATTTTTAAAACCACTTAACACAACACATAAAAGAGAATGGTTTAATTCACATTTTTATAAATGCCTGCCTTTGTCAATTGGAAACATGCAAGGTTTTGTTTTTAGTTTGCCATATACAATAAGTGTTTTATGGAACGGTGGAAAAAATATTGAAGATGTTTTAATACAGTTTGATAATGATTTTAAAATTAATAATTTTATAACCCCCACTTCAGAGTTTGGCAATGGAATATTAACTATTCACTATCCACTAACATTTAAGACACCTCCAGGAGTTAACTTAATGACAATTGCACCGCCAAACTTTCCACTACTTGGGCTAAGCCCAATGACTGGCGTAATAGAGTCTGATAATGTTAGATTTACTTTTTCATTAAATATAAAAATAGATCTAATAGATACAAAAATAATAATAAAAGCAAATACACCATTAATTGGAATGATACCAATTCCAAGGTATTATTGTGATTCTTTTGAATTAAAAAGTGCATATGATATTTTTGATAAAGAAGTTGTTGAAGAAGAAAGAAAAGTTATTCAAAAACATTTTCAAATAAGAAAAAAAAATAATGATGAAATTAAAATTGATAAAACAAAAAAATATAATGCTGATAAAATTTATTATTTAGGAAAAGACGCAGATAATAATATTTTTAAAGATCATCAGTTGCCCAAAAAAAACAAAGGTTGACTTATATCCTTGATTGTTATATACTTTATATATGGCAAACTTTGACGATATTTTAAAAGATTTACAAGACGAATCATCAAACCTTGATGAGTTTGAAATTTGGTTAGCAAATGGAATTGAGCGGGGATGGATTACAGAACCATTTTGTAATACTCATGAAGGAGATCCTTATATGAGTGAAGAAGAAGCACAGGAGTGGGAAGAAGGCGGAGACCCATGCCAAGTAGTAGTTAAAATAAAAAATAATTAATTAAAAGGATAATATGAAAAAAATAATTTCAGTCTTAATAATAAGTGGTTTGTTTTTTATTCAACAAGATATTCCAGCAAATGCTTACGCAAAGACTGGAACCAAATGCACAAAAATAGGTATTAAATCAGTAGTAGGAAATAAAACCTACACCTGCACTAAATCAGGCAAGAAGTTGGTTTGGAATAAAGGAGTTGTTAGATTAACTACACCTTCAGCCATACCGACTGCTGCCCCTGTAGAAATTCCAGTTTCTATAGATAACTTGGATTTAAAGTTAGTTCCAGTCAAGGCTTTTGAAAATATAAGAAATGAAATTAAGTCAAGACCAAGAGCAAATATTTCACCGACAATAATTTCCAGTCCTTTAGTAAATAAAGAAAGAATAGAACAAGAGGTTTATGGTTTAAATAGAACCATAGATTTATGGGCGCCATATTACCAACCTGATAAATTTCAAGTTGTTTATGTTGTAGGTGGTGATGAGGATTGGCTAGAAACTAAATCATCTGAACTAGGTTTAAACTCCATGGTTCCGCCAGGCCAAACTTGGAGCATGCGTATGAAAATGTATTCTCCTTGTGCATTTGCAAATGCTGGATCTGGAAATAACGTTCCAACTTTTGTTCAATGTTTGGGCAGGCCATACTCAGGTGGAAATAGACAAACAGGACCCCATGAGTACACACATTTATTTCAACTAAATTATGGTGGATCAAATGGATTTAGAATTCCTTGGTACCTAGAAGGATCAGCAAGTTACTTTGGATGGACTTTAGGATTTTATGCCTATAACCCTGACTATACAGAAAGACAAAATTGGTTAAAATCAATATATTTTAATATGAATAATGAAACAAAAGATGATTTTAAATCAAAAGATATTCAAAAATTTAAAAATAGAATGAAAACTCTTACTCCTTCATCAGATCATTCAGTTGCAAATACTTCTTATTGGGTTGGTGGATTGGCGACTGAGGTGTTGATAGCACTTTATGGATTTGATAAGTTTGTTGAATTTACAAAAAATATCCAGACAAATCCTGATATGTCATCTTTGCTAAAGCAAACTTATGGATTTGACGAAAATTATTTTTATGAAAAACTTGCGCCGTACGTGTGGGCAAACATGTCTAATTAAAATAAAATAATTTTTTATTAGGTCCCCATCGTCTAGTGGCCTAGGACGTCGCCCTTTCACGGCGTTAACACGGGTTCAAATCCCGTTGGGGACGCAAAAGTTTGATATAATAGAGTTGTATCTGCCTATAGGGGATACATTAACTTATTCGCTTGAAAGGGGAATAAAAATGGTAACACAGTTTGCAATGGATCTATTTAATGATCCTTTTTTTATTGGCTTTAACAGAGAGTTAGGCCGTTTAAACACAGCACATAAAACAAATTCACAGTCATACCCTCCATATGATCTTCTTAAACTAGATGAAGATACATATAGACTATCTATTGCAGTGGCAGGGTTTACAAAAGATAACATTGATGTTTCAGTAGATAATGGAACACTCATTATTAAGGGTGAAATTGTTGAAGTAACTGATGCTGAAATTGTTCACAAAGGAATTGCAGGTCGTAAATTTACACGATCATTTGCTCTTGGCGAATACATGGAGGTTACTGGTGCTGACCTAAAGGACGGAATGCTTAATATTAGTATTGATCGCATTGTTCCTGAAGACAAAAAGCCAAAATCTATTGATATTAAAGTTGCTAAAAAATAGTAATTAGTATATAATAGAATAAGAGACCTGGACATGTCTTTGAATAAACTGTCCTTTTATTAGGAGGAAAACTTGGAATCAACTAAAAGAACTTTACTTAAAACATTAAGTTGGGAAACATTTCATCTTGTTGGAGTTGCTGGAGTTATATATATTTTCACTGGAGAGTGGGAATATGCAAGTCTTGGCGCTTTAATTTATATTGGTTGGGAAGCATTTGGATATTTTCTTCATGAAAGAGTTTGGGCTAAGTTTGGAAAGAAAATAAAGTAAATGCCATTGTATGAATATGACTGTATGTCTTGTGCAAAAAGATTTGTTAAAGAAAGATCTATAAAGGACATAGATCCAGGATATAATTGTGAAATTTGTAATAAAAAAATGGTTCGTGTATTTTCAAATTCAGGTGCAATTTTTAGCGGAAGCGGATTTTATTCCACAGACAACAGAAAGTAGCGGTATAATATGAATACAATGATTAAAGATCAAGTTGTAAAAAAAGAATGGATTCTTAGTGCAATTGATCGATGTGATTCTTGTGCAGCAGAAGCACTTGTTAAAATAACTGGATTGCCTGGGGATTTAATGTTTTGTGGACATCATTACAATAAAATTATAGATGACAAAAAAGGTTATGAAAAAATAATGTCATTTATGATTAATATTGTCGATGAACGTGATAAATTAGTTGAAGATAAATCAAAAAGAAAAAATTATTAATGGTTATAACTGATTATAGTAATCCAGAATATCCAAATGCTAGAGTTATAGATAATTTTTTAACTCCAGAAGAAAATAAAAGAATTATTAATAAAATTAAACTACTTAAAGAATCAATATGGGAAAAACAAAATAAAAATAATGAAAAAATGGATGATTATAATAAAATGATTTGGAATGATATGTCCATTGCGTATTCGCAACACTACAATACTCCTGATATGAAAATGATTTCTAATAGACTTGTAAAAGTTTTAGGTGAAAAATTTAAATCAGAAATTCAGTTAGCAGATACAAAAATAACTCGTTGGAGAAAAGGAAGAAGCCAAATACCACATATTGATTTTTTTCACGAAGAAGATGATCATGATTATCAAGATATGCAAAACTATGGATATACTAAAGAAAGGTCTGTAGAATTTGGAAAACTTTTTGATAAATATCATTTTTCTTCTATTTTATATTTAAATGGTCATGACGAATTTGAAGGTGGAGATTTATATTTTCCACAATTTAATAATTTTACTATAGAGCCAAAACCAGGTAGACTTGCAATGTTTGTTGGTGATACTAAACATTTTCATGGAGTAACAGAGGTTACTGATGGAATTAGATATACCGTTGCTTCATTTTATAAAGATGTTAATAGAAAAAATAATAAAGTATAATCATTATTACAACACTTTAGGGAGAAAAATATGTATGAATACTTTGTAAGAGAAGTAAAAAATGTTGTCGATGGAGACACCATTGATGTTATTATTGATTTAGGTTTTGATATTATGTTTGCATCACGAGTTAGACTGGCTGGTATTGATACTCCAGAATCACGCACAACTGATAAGGCTGAAAAAGTTCTTGGTGTTGAGGCTAAAGAATATTTAAAGAAACAACTTAAAGATGCAAAGTCTGTGGTTATTCGTACAGAAAAAATGGATTCATCTGAAAAATATGGTCGTATTCTTGGTTGGGTATATGTCAATGGAGAATCTGAATCATTGAATAATAAAATGATCAATGATGGATATGCATGGGGCTATCTTGGTAATACTAAAATTAAAGACTTTGAGGCATTAAAAAAGGCTAGAGCAAAGTCTGGAAAATGAAACACATATTTTATTTTACAGCAGACTGGTGCGGTCCTTGTAAAAAAGTTCGTCCTATTGTCGAGGAACTAATTAAAGATGGAAATTCATTTCAAATTATAGATGTTGATCTTGAAAAAGAACTTGCTAAAAATTTTGAAATTTCTTCAGTACCAACATTTATATTATTTAAAAATGAAAAATCTATTAAAAGAATTTCTGGAGCACAAACAAAAAATCAACTAGAAAGTTTTATTAATAATGAGTAGAGAAGATGATGAATTGATAGAAACTCTAATACTTAATGGAGGTATTGAGGCAGTTGCGGTTGACGAAGAAAACGGAGAGTTGCTTTATTCCTTTACCCCAAAAATACAAAAATTAATGCCAGATTTATACAAAGAACATATAAACGAGGTAAACTCAAACGTGATGGCTTTATGGGAAAAAGACTTCATAAATGTAGATTTTTTTGCTAAAGATCCCGTTATCACCTTAACAGAAAAGGGTATAAATAAAGAAAATATTGATGAATTATCTAAAGAAGATCGTTGGAATTTGCTTGAAATAATTAGGCTTCTCAAGCGCTAAATAATGATATAATCATTGTATAACCTAGGAGGTTTTATGTCAGTCAACGAAGATAAAGATGTGCCAATCTCAAAATCAATGGTAGCAGAGGGTGACTTTGTTATGTTTGTTCATGAAGATGATGGCATTATGGCTGGTCGTATTGAATATGTTATGACTAATCCTGGTTTACTTGGTCTTCCTGGTTCTGAATACTCAATGGAGTATGCCGAAGATGATAAACCAGTTATTGTTCGTGCTTATAAAGAAGAAGATGGCGCATGGGAAGAACAGGCATATGTTTTTTATCATCGAATGTCAGAAGTTGTAAAGATTGAATCACTATCTGTTTCAGTTGACATGGTTGTAGAAGTGGGATCAAATGGAACTGGAATTCCAACAATGCCATCGCAATCCGATATGGAAAACATGTATGCTGTTCAGGTAAGCAAGTCCTACAATTCAGATAATGAAGATGAAGATAAATGGGACAACATGGAAAAAAGGTGTTGGGTTGGATATGAACAACGTGGTATGAAAGATAAGGGTGGACGCATGGTTCCTAACTGTGTTCCCGTTGGTAAACTAGAGAATATGGAAGATGAAATGCAAAAAGCAAAGAAGCCAAATTACAGTGAAATTATTAAACCAAGAAGCGGTGGAAGCACTCCTTCAAATCCAAAATTATATGCAACAGTTGTACAAGCAGCAAAAGATAAGTTTGATGTATATCCATCTGCAGTTGCTAACTCTTGGGTAGTTCAAGAATATAAACGACGTGGTGGAACCTATAAATCAGAAAAACAAATTACTAAAGGAATTTGGAATGGTGGCATTTTTGATCCAAGGGATTTAATAAAATAATGTCTAAAAAATCTTCAGGATCTTATTTTAAAAATCACGGGTTTAATCCAATGCAAATTAAAGACGGCAGAATTGTTCGTTTAAGAAAAGACGGTAGCGTAAAAGCAGACTTAGGTCCATATAAAACAAAACAAAAAAGGGTGGTAAGTAATGGCTAATAAAGAACAAAAGGGTAATGCTAATACAAAAAAAGAACCAAAAATGACATTAAAAGAAAAGCGTGTTGCTAAACAACAAAAGCGGGACAAGAAGAATGGCTGATACATATACTCCTACTTCTGGCATGAAGGCTGCTGCTAGACGTGCATTAAAGTGGAAAGAAGATGGCAAAGCAACAGGTGCTGGAACTCCAGTAGGTTGGGGTAGAGCAACTGATATTGTAAATGGATCAGCAATGTCTCTTAGTACTGTTAAAAGAATGTTCTCTTTTTTTTCCCGTCACGAAGTAGATAAAAAAGGAAAAGGTTTTTACGATGGTCCAGAGTTCCCATCTAATGGAAGAATTATGTGGGATGCTTGGGGTGGAGATGCAGGATTTTCGTGGAGTCGTGCAATTGTAGAAAGAGAAAAAAAGCAGGTTGAAAAGGTTTGGGCAGGCAGTCCATTTAGTTTAAAAAAGGGGTAAATAGTGCAGGAGTTAATAATATTAGTATTTACATTGACTTTTGCTTGGTTTATATTTAAAATAAATAAAAAAAATAAAAAAAATTCTTATTCTAAATTAATATATAGGCAAAGTGATATGCACCAAATATTAAAATTATTTTTTTCTGCAAGCCCAATAGATAATCCAAAACCTCTCTCACAGTTGACAAAACGGAAAGAAAAGGATACAATTAAAGTTATTGTTTTAGAAAACAATGCATATTGGGTATCTGATAATATTTTTTATATTGCAGAAGCAGTAAATGGTGAAATACAGCATCATACTGCTAAACCAATAGATACAAATGTTTTATCAGAAAAAGATTTAAAAAAAATGCTTTTTATATTAGACAAACTAAAGGATGAAAAAAATGATAGTGGCAGTTCAGGGAGACAGCAGTTTTAATGACTATGGAGTTTTTATTCGCTCTATGGGTGTTGCTATGTCAGTTATGAATAAAGATGATAAAGAGTTTATAGTTTATTCATCTGGACCTACTAAAGTAAATTCTTTTGTTTCTGAATTTTGTAATTTATCAGAAAGAGGAATGAAATCAAGAGGTAAAAAAATTAAATTTTATAAAGTTGCTCCAACATGGATGAAAGAAAATTTAGATAAAATTAATTATTTTGCTTTTTTGGGAAGTCCTAATGAAAAAAATTCAAGATTATTTTCAGAAGCAGAGTTAAAAAATATAGAAGTTGGCATATTCAGATACTAGGGAGACACATGTTAATTAAAAGTTTAAACACAATGGAAAAAATTGTTGCTAAAAATAAAAATTTAATTTGGAATGGTTGGGATATTTTTGATTTAAAAGAATCTGATATTGCAAAAACATCTCCAGTTGGAATTAGAATAAAAGACAAATGGTACTTACATAAAGTTTATTCGCCAAACCGTAATGGATGGAATATTCCAAATAAGTATAAAGATTAAAAGATGAAGCAACATTTATGGAAAGATGAGGCTTCTTGTTTAAGTCTTGAAAATAATCTTTATTTTGATAAATATGAAGACAATGTAAGTCTTCGTAATGGTGTAGACAAGATATGTATGCAGTGCCCAGTTAGAAAGGTTTGTTTTGCTAACGGAATATCTGGAAAAGAGTGGGGTGTTTGGGGTGGAGTATACTTAGAGGATGGAAAAATTTCACGAGAGTTTAATAATCATAGATCTAAAGAAGACTGGTCAATGACTTGGCAATCTTTAACAATGGAGAAATAAAATGATTATACAAATTATTGGTTTACCTGGTTCTGGCAAGACGGAACTAGCAAAAGCGCTTAAAGATCGTATTAATGCTATTCATCTTAATGCAGATGA